CTGTAGCAGTTGCTTGTGCAGTTGCACCACCTAGTCTTGGAGCTATTGGGATAGAGTGGTCACCTGCACTACTTGTAGTGATGTTACCAAAGCTATCTTTTCTTAGCTTCATGCTTGTCAACAATTCGTCTGAACCTGCAGTTCCCACTGCCTTAGTTCCGTTAACTGTTGCGTTAGCTGAACTTGCTACAGCATTGTTAGATGCTTGTGCAAATCCTGACAAGTAACCAAGAACATCTTGGTCGAAGTTGTCTTTAAGTCTGTAACCTGCTCTGTCACTTGCTAGTTGAGAGAAGTTTACGTGACTGTGAGCCTCTTCAATATCATCTATCTTGAAAGCAAAGTAGTTTGCTTTGTCAATAGTTAATGTGAAGTCCTCATCGTCAAGGTCTTGAGGTTGCACGTTTGCACCCCTAGCGTATTCCTTGACAGTGATTTCTGGCTCTTTTATTATTTTTACGGAGTCACCCATGTTGCTAATCTCTCCGAAATAGTCGGAGTTTGTAATTGATTCAACAACGGAGTTCTTCCTAAAGGCTAACTGAACCTGCTTAGAGTAAATAACTGGGGAGAAATTACCATTAGGCAGATTTCCGTAACCTGCTGCAGTTTTAAATGCCATTTTCATCTCCATTTTGAAAATATAACAAATGCACGAATGTGCTAAATTTACTCGTCATCGGCTAATAGTATTTGAGGTTGTACGTTTGATAGCTAGTCAAGTGTAGGCTCATACCATCAGGTAGGCTTTCAAGTGTAATGTACTATGTGAGTTGTCCACGTGGAGAGGTCACATTGATAGTTAACATTAGTTATACGTATAAATAACTGTTTGTCAACCTTTTTATCTAGCTGAACCAGATAAATCGTATATAAAGTTACCTGAACGTATTGCTTCCATAATAACGTCTGCTTTCTTTTCGTATTGTTCTGCAGACATCTTCTGTACGTCAGACTCTAATATTCTTTTAGAATTTTCGCTAGTGCTAGGTGCAGTCTTACTACCTTTAGTGTTTACTGCCTTTGCAGCACTATCATTAGTCTTAGTTGATTTACTAATGTTCTTGTCAGCTTTATACAAGTCTATTGCTCTAGCTGCTGACTTTGCATCATTATCATTTTCATATAAGGCATCTTGTACCCACTTAGGCTGTTCGTCTGCCCATTCGTGGAACTCATCACTGTTCCTTATATCTGCAAAATCAGGATGTATGTTCATTAGTTCTGCTTCGGCTTTGTCTTTCTGTGCCTCTGCAGACATCTCATCAATCTTTTTAATTCTTTCTTCTAGTTGAGAAGACTGTTCTCTAGCTTTTTTAATAGCTATAGTTTCTATTATTTGAGCAACATCAGGATAGTCTTTTGCCCAAACCTCTAACTCTTCTTCTGATTTAGGTAGCCTAATCTCTTTCTTTGTTGCCTTTTCTAGTTGACCCTTTAAGGCATCAAGCTGTTGTTGGAACTCTTTCTCTTTTTCTTGGGAGTGTCTTCGTAAGTCTCCATAACGCTTTTTGAAAGTTCTTTCTTCAGCATTCTTCGGTTCTTCCTCATTCTCTGCTTTCGTTTCTTCAACAGATTCGGTTTCACCCTTTGCTTCTTCCATCAACTGCTTTAGTTCTTCCTCATCCTTTTTAATTCTTTCTTCGTGAGTAGAACGTTTATCCATAAATGCTTTTTTCTTTGGTGTAGCATCTACCACCATCTCTTGAGCTTGTTCAGCCATTTTTTACTCCTTGGGGTTATCGTAGCCAATTATTGTTGGGGGATAAGTAGCCATCTACTGTGGGTTATTAACGTGAAGCTAACCCACCTCGCTTCTTTTTATTTGCTTTAGGCAAATTCTTTTTTTTAATAAAACCACCTGATGCAGTAGAAAATCCCATATCAGAGGAATCTCCACCTGAAGCACTTCCTCCTCCCGGACTATCATCACTATCATTGTTATCATCATAATATGAACTATAGTCTACTTGAGGAGTTGTGGCTGAAAAATCATACTGTCCGGGTCTAGAACCTCCTGAACCTGAATATATATCATCTGTGACACCATAATCATCAGGTCCTGTAGGTATACTTGTATCAGCCTTACCTGACGCAATATCCTTTTTTACCTGTTGTTCTTGTAATAATTTCTCTCTTCTTTCTTTTGCTTCTCTATCTCTTTTAGCTTTATCTGCTGCCTTTTTTTCTCTTTCATCAGCATCCCTTTGTAACTTGTCTTCAATAAGACCTGATGTTTTTTCTTTTTTTGTTTCTTTATTTAAATAATCTAAATAAGCCTGTGCTCTTGCTTTATCTTTTGGACTAGCAGAATCTTTAGTAGCCACTCTTTGTGCATCTTTCACACCACCCATAAAACCTGAAGCTGCCATAGCTGCAAAACCATCACCTGCAGCAGAGAAACTACTGTAAGAAACCCCACCATCATCGCCCTGAGATTGACCATATATATCATACGTTCCACCTGTTCTTGGGTCTATCTCTCCCGGCTTAAAACCCTTTTTAAAAGTAGGTGCTGTTCCTAAATATGTTGTAGCATCTTCATAGTTTTTACCATACACTGCTTGAGATAAAGAGTCTAACTTTGGATATTGGTCTTGGTCTCTTTCTTCACCTGACATTCCTTCATATTGTTGTTCAAACGTACTTATTATATTATTAAATGCATCCGTTTGTGGTTGTCCTAAACCTAAACCTTCACCACCCATCATTCTACTACCTGCATCATAAGCACCTGCAACCATTCCAAGTGGACCTCCTGCTACTCCTAACATACCTGAAGCTAAGTTTCTAGCAAAAGCATTAGAACCTTTAGCCGAATCTATAGCATTTATTACAGCTAGTCCTCTCTGTGATTCTGACATTTTACTAAAACTGTCTTTTATTTTTTCAGTAGATTGACCACCGAACCTTGTATCTATTAAAGAATTATCTGTACCTCTAACTTGACTAGTGTCTGATAAAACATTAGAATCTCCACCATCATCTATAGGCTTTCTTACAGTAGCACTTTCCACTACAGGTTTTTCGACTTCAGCCTTTTCTTCTACATATTCTGTATAACCTTCAGGTATAGGATAGATAGGCTTGTCATTTATAAAAGGTATAAATAACTTCTGTCCTGCTGCATTTCTATATTCCTTTGTTACAGGTCTTTGACCCTGACTTGGTATAAGAGTTTGAAACGAAGGACCTGTTGTTTTAGGTGGTGTTACAGGTGCAACAGGTGGTATTGCTGTTTGGTTCTGTGGTACAAAAGGTTTGAAAGGTGCTGTTGTCTGTGCATAGTTTTGAAAGTAAGATGGTGTTGTCGCTATGTTAGTAGGAACTTGATATGTTCCTGTACCTGCCAATCCACCTGTCTGCATTTCAATTTGTTCTCCTGCAATTCGTGGAGATGGCATAGATTGACCTGCGACATTCATAAAGCCACCTTCTGACATTTCTATATCGTTTACATCAAAGGGTAAGTCATCAGGCATAGTAGCTTCTTCTGAATTACCTAGCTGACCCATCTTATCCATAGTGTTAATACCTTGTTTAGCCTGTTGTCGTAGGCTCATCAGTTTTTCTAAGCCATGATATCTTACGACATCTGCAGGTAGTACAAACTCACCTTCACTTAATTTAGCAGGTATGTCATCTCTCACTTCTTCTGCAGTAGATGCTTTAGGTATTTCGTTTCCTGATATAGGGTCTTTCTTGGCAGGAGACTTTGCCATGCCAATATCACCAAACATTTCTAACTGTTGTGCTTCTAAGTTCTTTTTAGGAGCACCTCCTATATTCATCTCCATACCTTCAGATTCTGTTTTAGCTACAACATAATCGTCTACACCTTGTTGCATATCATCTCCTTCTACTAATCCACCTTCAGCAAATTTTCTACCAAGAATATTCTCTACTTCATCTTTATATGGTAAATCTTTAACACCTTCTTGTTGTTGTATAGTTTTAACCTCATCTTTTGATAAGACTCTATTTACTCTCATATTACCACCGACTACCCAATTATCACTGTCGGCTTGTCCATCTACGTAACTATAACTACCACCTAAAGGAACTTTATCATTTATATCTGTCTTACCTTCTTTGGCTAATATAGATTGATAATCAACGTCATCTGCCATATCAACTTCTGCAAATACTTGGTCTTCGGCTCGTCTTTTGACATATAGTTGCCCTTTTCTTTTTCTTATGGCTTCAGGTGCTATTCCTGCTTTTAATAACTTATCTGCTTCTTTACTAGTAACTTTTAAATCTTGAGGACCTATATGCGTTGCCACAGGTTTCTGACTAGCATGATATCCGGGTCTTGCTGCTACTGCTAATACTGTTCCGTGCTCTGCTCCTTCTTTTGGTTTAGATACGGAATATCCTGCATCCTGTAACATCTTTTTAGTTTTTTCATCAGGAACAATTATCGGAACACCTGTTCCTTTTTTCTTTTCTCCCTTTGTTCTTTTAGCACCTTTACTTGGAACATATAATCTACCATTAGGTGCTTCAAAGGATTCTTTAGGAAAGTTTGCTTCTGTAAATACTTTTTCAGGTATTCTTGTATCTGCGTCTACAAATAAAGGATACAGTCCACCATCATCTCTTTGTACAAATAATTTGTATGCTTTTCTTGTTTGTTTAAATTCTTGTTGTCCTGTGCCTTGAGGAGTTTGGTTTGGTTTTTGCAAAACCTCTTTAGTTTGCTTTCGCAAGTCTCTAGCTTCTTTAGCTAACTTTCTTAGTGCCTTTAAGCTCATTACTTATCTTTACCAATAACTTCTTCTCTCAACAACTTTAATCTTTGTAAAGTTACAATACTACCTTGTGCTCTATGAACAGTAATCATATCACTAGCCTGTTCTAATACTTTATGTTGTCCACTTATAAGAGTATCTAAATACTTATTGAAGTGGTGCTGATGGCTGACCATCGGCTTGAGGTTGCCCAATATCTGCTTGTCCACCTTGATTATCTCCTGCGAAACCTTGCTCTCCCGGAATAGGTGCTTGTCCTGTTCCTATGTTTCCACCCCCTGCTCCTGTTGGGTCTAACGGATTAGCACCTGCAGGTGGTTGTTGCTGTGGTTGTTCTTGGGGTTGTTGTCCTCTAAACTCTTTTAATAGCTCTGCCTGTATCGCAGCTTCTCTCATATCGTTTGTAACTTTTTCAGGGTCTAAGTCCATAGCCTTTGCTATCTCTCTAATTATATAGTCAAACTTAGCGAAAGGTGCAAGTGCAGGATTAGATGCTACCTGTAAGAATCCCATCAATCTTTGTGACCTAACTTCATTAGCCATTAGACTTTCTGTTCCTCTAGCCTTAACTTCTAAGTCACCTTTTATATCAGGGTCAAAGTTAAACTGCATATTAAATCTAAACAATCCTTCGCCCAAAGGCTTCAGTAAGTAATCATCTACATTCTTGATGACAGTTTTAATACTACCACTTGCTGCATTCATTAACATAGATATACCTGAAGCAGTTCTACCTACACCTGATACACCTGTCTGTCCATGTGCAAACGATGGTAGTCCTGTGCTTTCATCTGCAAGTTGTCTAGCCTTATCAAATAGTTGTAGGTTTTCATTGGATACGTTAGGAAACTTAGTACCAAAGATTGCTTGTCCGGGAGCACCACCCTGTCTTCTAAACACTTTGCCGGGATATACAGATAAATCCTGCCCGGGAACTAAGTTAGTTTCATCTACCTCTATAAGTAAGTTACCTGATAGTACAGCATTATCCACAGCCATTCTCATAAAGCCATTCATCAATGTCTGCGTATCATCCATGTTTTCTGCTAAACCCACACCAAAGAATGAGTATGGATTTAGTTCGTAGGGGGAAGCCATGTAAGGTATCTTAGCAGGTTTAAAAGGATTTAATACAACTCTTAATAATTTATTATTGCAAACCCAAATGTTTGCTTGTAGTTCTTCAAAGTCTTTTAATTCTTTAGGTATGTCTACTTCTTGGTCAAGGAGCATATCCACATCTATCATACCCCAATATTCAAGAACTTCAAATCTTTCTACGTAGTTTTCTTGATTGTAATCTGTTAGGTCATCTTCCCAATATTTCTTAACATAGTTCTCACCATCTGATATTACTTCTTCTATAACTTGCTTACGAAAGAAAGGTCTCTTCTTTAGAGAACGTAACTCTGTTCTAGACATCTTGTGTCTTTCAATAACAAACTGTGCTTGGTCTATGTTTGTAGAATCAGGGTCAGGATAAAAGTTCCACACAGATACGTTAGTCACTTGAGGAACAGTCTTAAATACAGGACTGTAGACTCCTTCGTCATCCCAATTAGGATATTCTTTATCTACAGCGAAAGGTCCTTTCATAACTCCTGTACCAAACAATGACATCTCAAAAGCTGTGCTTCTTAGATGTTTGTTAGCATTTGATTCTTGCAGTTGGTCCATGATTTGTTTTTCCATAGACTTTGCAGCAATCATAGCAGGACTAAATGTTATTGCTGTTGGTGTTTTCCCTGCTTCGCCTTTAAGGTTTTCAATACCTTCCAAGTCTTCTTGGATAGGACCAAGACCTTCCTGCAAGCTCTTCGCAGTCGCACCTTTCGGAAAATCCTTGCCATCTCCCATAAAACCATAAGGCGATGAAAACTCATCCAATCTATCACGTATTTCTTCAGGCTCTTTAGGGTCGAAACTAACATTCTTCAATACTCCTTCAGGTAACTCTGTTGGTTCTATACTTATAGGAAACTTATTTCCTGCGAATAGAACGTCTACTATTTGACCATAGGCAGCTAATGTTTTAGTTTTAGTTATCTTAATAAATACTCTTGACTTCTCTGCTTCAGTAAATTGAACATCAGGACCATACAAACCTCTGTAGTTTCTATAGGCTCTAACCCATCTAAGCTCGTCTTCGTATCTGTAATCTTCAGACTTTTTAAATTTACCCATAACATAATCTACTATGTTACTTACTTGGTAATCTGTCTCATCTGTCCTGTCAGAATCCTCTAAAGCTATTGCTTCGTCTTCTAACATCATTTCATCTTCTGCCATATTAATATCCAAATGTTGAGTCTGCTACAGGCATATTACTTGTTGGTCTACCCATAGGTTCATAGTCAAATATACTAAATCTAGGTCTTGACATAATGCCATATCTTAGTGCGTCATATATATGGTCTTCGGCTCTTGTATCCACATCTTCAGGATTTCTTTTATCTAAAGGTATTGCAGGTAGTTGAGAGATTGTTTCTGTGCAAGTGTTAAAAAATACCATTCTTGGTTGTTCAGTAAATTCATCGATTTGCAATCTCCTATGTATTTCATTCTTACCTGATACCCTACTTCCTTTACTTCTATCTGATGGTCTAAACCTGCATCCCTTCATAATCATTTGTTCTGCTAGTGAAGGTCCTGTATCACCACGTTTGTGCCACAAGGAACTATCTAATACACCATACTTTATATTGCCGTCTTCTGATTCTGCATCTAATATCATATCTGCCAAATCTGTGGCAAGGACTTTAGAAACATACAACTCTCTATATATAACAAGTTGCTCATCTGGAGAAACAGCAAACCACAACACAGCACTATAAGAACCATAACCATAGTCACAAGCACGAAACTTAACCCAATTTCTTGGAATTGAAAAAGGCTCAATAACGTGATTATCCCTATCAAACTCAGTGAAAGCAGCACCTTCTTTAATATCCCAATCACCTTCAAGCAACTGTCTCTTTTGGTGTTCTGGTAAGGATAGAAGCATTGCTTCGTAATCCCCTTGAGATGATAGATATGGGTTGTCAGATAATCTAGCAGGTATGAATCTTCTTTTGAATAGTGCCTCACCTGCTTTACTATGCCCATCAGGGTATTTGAGAACCTTCCCTGTTTCAATGTTTGTGGCATCAAATTTTCTTCCATAAGGTGCAGGGTCAATAAACATCTTCTTAACCCACTGATGACCCGGACCTCCGGGGTTCGTTGTTGCTCTCATATACACTGGTAAATCAGAAGCAGTAGAACGTAATCTTGACCTCATGTAATTCCAAGCAAAGGGTGTTGCCCATTGCGTTAATTCGTCAAAGCCTATCCAACTAAAAGCTAAACCTTGATATCTTAGTACATCATCATCTCGGTCTAGGTAGGACATCCACAGTCTTGCACCTGAAGGAGCTACCCATTGCATCTTTCTTTCTGACCACTTTATCCCTTTCCATATAAGGGGATATAATTCTCTAGACTTCCAAACAAGTTCTCTTAGTTCTTCTGTAGTGTGTCGTAATAACAAACCACTAAATTGTGGATGACCCATGTAACGTAGTGGGTCTGCTAACATGGCATATGACTTGCCACCACCTGCTGAACCACCATATAATACTTCTCTTTCAGGAGAAGCAAGGAACTCTGTTTGAGGTCCTTCATTAGGCTTAAAAACAATATGTTGTTCTTCTTCAGGTAAAGCCTCTACATCATTTACTATGTTAGGCTTTTGCTCCGATTCTACCTTCTTCGATGGCTTTCGCCTTCTCGATTGCTTTCTGGGCATATTCGGACCATCGTTTAAGAGTTCTAGCTTTGTTCTTACGTTGTCGTTCATGTAGTAATCTTTTCCTTAATCCTATGTGAGATATTTGTCTGCTTGTTTTTGTTGTTAGCCAATTAGCAACTTGTCTTAGTGAATATTGTTTTATATATTTTCTAGCTAACTCTAATGCTTCTAACTCGTAGGGTATAGGGTCAAGTAATTCTTTATCATCTTCGTTTACTTTATATCCAAATGGAACAGTTCTAGCTATACGTGGTATCTGTATCCATTCTTTTTGGTCTTCGTCTTTTAAATCTGTTGGTTGTGGTAACTTCCACTTGCCTAAACTTCTATCCATTATCTTTCTTTGGTGGTAATAACATCACTCCACCTGATGCTTCTACCTGTACTTTTTCTGTTTTAACTAATCCAACTCTATCTAATAATTCTTTTGAAGCTGATAGTCTATCTCTAATACCTAACTGTGTTGGGTCATCTACACCACTCACCATAGCTACGGCAGCTTTAGGTGCGTTGCGACTCATATACATTTGAGTTGCTTCCATAATCTCTTCTTTCATAGATGCTACAACACTAGAAGTTGAAGTATGCTCTGAATATCCTGCAAGTAGTTTTGCTTGTACTACATCTCCACCTGCTTGGTCAAAGAGAACATCTAAGAACTTTTGTTGTCTTTCTGTTAGTTCCCTCTTTGTCATATAGGCACTCCGTATCTTATAACTCTCTCTATTAATCTTTGTGCTCTGTTAGTTGTTTGCTTGTACCAACGTGAGTTTTCCATCTGCTCTGCCATTTCAGGATAGTCCTCATTCTCTACGGCAGCAATC